GTATATGGTTGTAGAGGACTGTTACGGTAGGCAAGGACAACTTGTCGGTCCAGGAGAAGCAAGGGATTGGTTCTTAGGCTGGAATAACCAGTATAAAAATAGACACTTAGATAAACAGTTCATTGTTGGTTTCACCAGAGGAGGCTGGTTACAGCGTGTTAAATGAAAACCATAATCTATCTCACCGACAGTTTGTTAGATGAGAAGATTGCAAATGCGTGTATAAAACAATTAAAAAAAGTGGCTGGAGATAACCCAATCATCTCAGTTAGCCAAAAACCATTAGACTTAGGGAAAAATGTTTGTGTAGGCGAGATAGGTAGAAGTTGGTTAAATCTTTACAAACAACAACTAGCAGGACTAGAAGCGGCAGAAACCGATGTCGTAGCCATAGCAGAACATGATGTGATGTACACCAAAGAGCATTTTGATTGGACTCCACCTGACCTAAACACTTTTTATTACAACGACAACTGCTGGTTAGTTCAATGGGGAGGAAACCACCCTGAATTAAATGGTATGTATTCTCGATGGAGTAAAAATCGACATGCTCTTTCTCAGTTAATTTGCGGTAGAGATATTCTTATTAACTCCATAAGGGAGAGATTACATTTAATTGAAAGCGGAATTAAAATTATGAGAAAGTTAGGTGAACCTGGTGCGTTCAACCCTCAAGCTGCCTTGTTAGCTGAGAGAGCAACTAATGGGAAGTCAGAATACCTCCATGTTCTTCTTCAAGACCACCTTAAAAAGTTCACTTGCAAAGCATTTAATACTAAAAGCCCTAATCTGGATATACGCCACGCAAGTAACTTTACTGGACCACGCAGGGGAATACAAAGAACCTACACTTTAGAACCTTGGGGTAAGTTTGATAAATATATAAATTGATATGGCATTAACCAGGACAATAACTAATTACGATAAAGACGGTGTAAGTACCAATATATCTCAGGCATTTACAGTTACTTCAGGAACTCAACTTCTTATCATCAGACTTCATGGTAGAGGCGTTTCTTCTTCACCAACAGTTGGAACTGCTACTTATGGTGGGTCTAACTTAACTAGAATTGCTTTTCAGCAAGATTCTGCAAACCAGGGTGTATTTTCGGCTGTTTACCAAGTCGTTAATCCAAGTAACGGAACTTTTAGTGTTCCTATTACACAAACATCAAATGCAAGAATTAGTTTTGAACAATGGGTTTCAAGCACAGGGACGGCTATATTAGAGAGTGATACTGCTACATCTGGAATAACAACTGGAACATCAGTAACACTTTCTTTGCCATCTACCTTGGTAACTGGTGAATATGCTGTTTTCTTCACTTCCAGTAATAACTCAAGAACTTGGAGTGCTTATACAAACTGGACTGCCGATTATTTGGGTTCAGTTGCGGCTAATCAAATCGGGACTACTAACTCAGTTAAGGTTTCTTCGTTTTACTCAACCACTAATGGTGTAACTCAGTTTTCGGGAACAATAAGTTCTGCCGCTAATCAAGAAAACATTTCTTATATAGTTCAAGAACTTGTTAATTCCCCATCATCATCTCCGTCATCATCACCATCATCTTCACCTAGTAGTTCTCCGTCCGCTTCCCCTTCAAGTTCTCCGAGTTCATCTCCATCTGCCTCACCATCATCGAGTCCATCTAGTTCACCTAGTTCAAGCCCATCTAGTAGTCCCAGTGCCTCTCCTAGTGCTTCTCCATCATCGTCACCATCAAGTTCACCTAGTAGCTCTCCATCTTCTTCTCCTAGCTCAAGCCCTAGCTCATCACCAAGCAGTTCTCCAAGTTCCTCACCATCTTCATCTCCGTCAAGTTCACCGAGTGCGTCACCAAGTGCTAGTCCATCATCTTCTCCAAGCAGTAGCCCTAGTAGTAGTCCATCTGGCTCATCTTCCCCGTCTGCTTCTCCGTCAAGTTCTCCATCATCGTCACCAAGTGCCTCACCATCAAGTTCTCCAAGTGCTTCTCCTAGTAGCAGTCCGTCTAGCTCACCAAGCAGTAGCCCGTCAAGTTCGCCTAGTAGCTCTCCATCATCGTCACCAAGCTCTAGTCCTAGTGCCAGTCCATCAACTTCACCAAGTAGCTCACCCAGTAGTTCTCCAAGCACATCGCCTAGTCCATCTCCGTCACCTGAATACTCGCCAGACAAAAACTTGTGGCTTCACATTGGAGATGGGTTAAGTATCGAGCTAGGAACAACCAGAGTGCCAATTTTCAATGAGCTAGGTAGGCCTGTGGGCAAGAAAGGCATGGTAGGGTTTAATTCTGATACTGAAAAGTTTGAGATTTACGATGGTTCATCTTGGGTAGTAATCACTAAAGATTATGTCCTAAAAGCTGGTGATACTATGACTGGTGATTTAGGATTTAACAATGCTGGAGTTGAAACCGCTAACTACCTTGGTCTTAATACCAGTTATGTAAAAAACGGAGAACCAGTTGGAACTTTTGTATGGAATCAAGACAGAGAAACGGCTGATTTAGTTATGCCAGGAGGTGTTACTTTACAACTTGGTCAAGAAGTTCATTTTTACGGATTAAACCAATCAGGTGTAGATATCCCAAACGGAACTGCTGTTATGTTTGCTGGTTCGGCAGGTGCTTCAGGAAAAATAAAAATTGCCAAAGCTGTTTCTGACGGAACTTACTCGTCAATGTACATGATGGGTGTCACAACTCAGGCAATCGCTAATGGAGCTTCTGGCAAGGTTACTTTCTTTGGAGAAGTCCATGATGTTAATACTTCAGGATATTCAGCAGGAACTATCCTTTACCTAGACCCAGCCAACCCTGGAGGTTTTACTTCAACAATTCCTCAAGCGCCAAATCTTAAATATGCTATGGCTGCTACGATAGACAGTAAGAACAACGGAACTTTATTTGTTAGAGCAATTTACCCTTTAAGTCTAAACGAGTTAGACGATGTCCAAATTACTTCATCAGCAGTTAACGACTTTATTCTTAGGAACTCAACTAATACCAGATGGGAAAATAAATCACTAGCTAATACCAAAACGACTCTTGGACTTACTGGAACTAACTCTGGTGATGTAACACTTGCTTCGCCTAACAATGGACTTTCACTAACTGGTCAAACACTAAGCCTTGGAACTCCATCTGCTATAAGCACTACTTCTACTGACTCAGTAACGGCTGGAAGCCACACTCACTCAATATCAGGTTTTGCTACTGGTTCTGGAAGTGCTAATGGAACAAATACTGGTGATGTGGCATTAGCTACCCCACACAGCGGTTTGTCTTTAACTGGACAGACACTAAGCATGGGAACTCCGACTGGTTTATCGCAATATACCTCAAACGCTTTATCTGGAAGTAGCCACACTCATTCTGTTAGTGGTTTTATCCCAACTACGGGAGGAAGTGTAACTGGAACTTTAAACATAAATCCGTCAATGACAGCTACGGCTGTTTCTTCTGTAATTAACAGTTCTGGTGATAATGGAGATGTTGTTGGTCATTACACCGAGGTTAATCAAAAAACTGCACCCAATACAGGTTCTTTGTTTGGATATCGTGTTGTAGCCAAAACTACTCAAACAGTCGCTGATATTCAGGTTAATTCAACTCAAGTAGAGGTTAATGGAGGTTCACCAACCTATGCAGAGGGATTAACTGCGTCTGGAATTGTAGCTTCTGGAGCGACATTATCTAATCTTTCTCTTTTAAAAATATTCACGCCAACAGTTAGTGGTTCACTAATAAACCTAAACGGAATTGAGATTGAAGATGTTTCTGGTGTCACAGCAACTAACAAAAAATCTATTTCATCTAGCGGTGGTGCTATGTATCACGCTGGACCGATTGACACTGACGGTCATATCTATTCTTCAGGAGGAAAAATTGGTTATTCTGTATCTGGTTCAGTCACACAAGGAACATCAAGAACTACGGCAGTAACTCTTGACGCTTTAACTGGTTATATCACTATGTTTAGTGCGGCAGTTGCAGCAGGAGGAACTTCGGTATTTACCTTTAATAATTCCTATATTGAAGCTGATGACCATATTATCATTACACACGAAAACTCAACTTCAGCAAACTCATCTAGGTTTTACGCAACGGCTAATAACACCGCTAGTGGCTCATGCTCAATCACAGTAAGAAACATTACCTCTGCTAGTGTGACTGAAGCGACTAATCTTCACTTTACAATTATAAAATCAGGTTACTAATATGGCTTTACAAAAACCAATCCAATACAACAACGCTGGTGTTGAAATAAGCTACTGGCGAATTACTAATTTTAAGATTGATTACGAACTCAAACAATGTAATGGGGTCTTAGCTGGTTACTTGGGTTCTGAAAGTCGTGAGGAAGGCAAAAATCCTCTGGTTTATATGAACTTTAATTTTTCAGGCGATAGGTTCCCCTTTTCTGAGACCGAAGAACCAATAAGCGAGAGAAGTGTTATTTACGACCTTCTCAAAGGTTTACCACAATTTGATGGAGCAATAAATGTCTAAAGAGTTTTGCCCACAATGTAAGTTTAAGAACGATGAAATTGCTGGAATGGATTGTTTTAAAATACTCTCTTATTGCTACTACCAAGGAGATGTAGTTTTAGAACCTTTTGAAATGGAATTAAAGTTTAAAGATAAAGTAGAAAAGGTTACTGTGGTAGGTGAAAATGGGATAGATAATCGCTGGATACTCTCTGATGGGTCAAGAGTCCATAAAAAAGCTCCTTGGATTAGTAATTCTTGATAACATCACGAGATTTCAAGTAGAGTTGGGATTATGACAACCTTACAAGATATTCTTATTGAATCGTCATCGTATTTAGACTTGGCAACTGATTTACCAGTCGGAGATGAGCTTGATACCCGTATAAATTATGGAAAACAGGCTGTTAAGGAATGGGAAAGTGCTTATAAGTGGAAACAATTAAACAAAAAGTTTTATCCTACTTTAGCTTCTCTAGCGACAATTCCACTCCCTACTGATTTTAGAGATTTACTTAACAACCCACAGGAATATGTTGATGGTTACTGGCAGGAACATGTTGAAGTTAATACAAGTGATGTTTATAACCTTTCAGACCCCTATTTTATGTATATCCAAGGTAACGATGCTGAGGGATATAACGCTATTTTTAATAAAAGAAGCGGTAATGCCACGATGGTTATTGATTACCAATCTAGGGCATCTACAATGGCTACATTAACCGATGTTTGTGTAGTTCCAGATTCTGATTTTGTTAAATGGAAAGTAATTTCATTAGTTCTTCAATCAAGACTTGATGAGCGGTTTCCAATTATTGAAGCCAAAGCACAGCAAACATTGGCTAACATGATTGGCAGAGAACAATCTAGTGCTACTTCAAGCACCAAGTTAAGACGATTTAAATATCATTTAGGCTCTAAATAAATGCCGATAATCAATAGCAGACCTCCAGCTTTTAATAAAAGACGGGATTTAGTTGCTGAATGGGATACTTTTAGGCAAGGACTAAATCTTCTACTCCGACCAACTGAATTAAAACGAAGTGAATATCCTATTGGTGACAACATAATGCTTAAGGGTTCTGGTGTTGTAACTGGAAGATGGGGAACTTCAAAATATTTTACTGTTAATGCGACTGGTTCTATTAGAGGTTTTGCTACTTATTCCGAAGAAGATGGAACTGTAAACGAGTTAATAGGGTTATCTGACCAAGGATTTTTAGCAAAAAGAAATGGAACTTCATCAACACGAATCAACGGCATTTCATATCCATCTGGTTCAAGAATTGATGCTGAACAATTAGGAGGATATACCTATATTGTTTCTAAAGACGCTCCTATGGTAGCCTACAATGGTGCGACACTATCAGTTTTTGCTACTTTATCTGCTCCTGCAAGTCTTAGTGCAACCAATGTATCTGGTGTTTCAGGAACTTACTCTTACTCTTGGAAAGTCACTACACTTAGTGTCAATGGTGGTGAAACTACTGCTAGTCAGTATGTTTTGCTTAACAACTTGCCACAAACTCTGAGTTCGACAAGCGTTAGAATTAACTGGACACAAATATCTGCTGCGTCAGGAATGGTTCGGGGTTACAACATTTATAGAGGTTTACTTGGAGATGAAACTTGGTTAGCTGGTGTCGGTGCTAGTATTTCAACTTATTTAGACAATGGTTCACCAGCTTCAGAAACTATCTTAACTCCAAAATCAAACACTACTGGTGGTGTTAAATCTAATTTCATTGAAAAGTTCAATGATAGGTTACTTGTAGTTCCACAAAACGACCCAACTTTGTTAATGATTTCTGGAAGATATCCAGACCAGTCTAAGTTTAACTGGACTGATGGAGGAGGAGCAATTTATATTGACCCAGACTCTGGTTCTCCCATTACTGGAATCGCAGTCCAGCCTGGAACAGATAAGATTCTTGTTTATAAAGGTTTCGCCCATTACTTAGTTACACTTTCAAATGTAACTTTAGGTAATTATGTTTTGCTAGACGCTTCATACCAGCCTGTTTCAACTTCAAATGGTGCTTCAAACGATTTAACAATAACTACTGTCGAGAACGATACTTTTTACTTTGGAAGAAATGGTATTTATGTTACTGGTTATGAACCAAACTTTCTAAATATCATTAGAACTAACGAAATCTCAGCCAGAATCAGACCTTATTTAGCTTTATTAAATGATGATGACTACGAAACAGATTGTGCAGCTTACATTAACCAAAAATATTTATTATCGTTTCCAAATAGGCGTGAAATAGTAGTTTATGACAGAGAAAGAGGCAGTTTTGCTGGAATCTGGAAGCTCCCATTTGGAATCAGCAAAATGCTTAAATATATCGATATAACAGGAACCGAAAAATGGGTAATTGGTTCAAGTGAAAGCAACCAAGTTTATATATTTAATCCTGCATTGAATACCGATGATGGAACTGCAATCGCCAAAGCATTCAGAACTAATAAAGAGCAATTCGATATTTGGTCACAATTAAAAATTATTAAGTTCTTTTACACACTTTTTACCAATATTACTGGAGAAGTTAATGTAAACATACTTTTGGAAGATAGAAATGGTGCGACATCGACTGTAAAAACTTTCACAATCTCAGGTGCTGCCGTAGCAGGTAACCTTGGTTGGGGTATCGATGCTTGGGGAACTGCAAAATGGGGTTCATCTAACGGAGAAGTAGTTATCACGAGTGACGAGATTTATAAATGGGGTCAATTATTTAAGACTGGACGCTTAGTCCAGATTGAGGTTACTTCAACATCAGCCAATTCAAACTTTGAACTACTTAATTTAAGAATGACTGGAAGTATTGTTGGCGGAGGGACATTATCAAGTCAAAGTAGAGTTTGAAAACGATATTAGAAATATATTAAAACAAATAATATGCCAGGATTATATTTTCCACCAGACAAAAATGCTTTACAAAAGACCTTGAG